ACTCATTGGATGCATCGATTCTCCACTTCACAGTGGCACGTTTCAATGCACCAATCACACTAATACACGACTCCGTCTTGTGTCGCGCTACAGATATGGGCAGCTTGTCCACTGTAGTACGAGAGGTGTACATGAAGTTATTCGCAGATAACGATTATCTGGCTTCATGGGCAGCACAAATCGGAGCTGAAGAACAACCGCCAATGATCGGAGACTTAGAGCCCTCCGATGTCATTGAATCAACCTATTTTTTCTCTTAATGTCACGCAACATCATCAAAACAGACGAGCCTGTAATCCTTGAAGGTTATCAGGCTGTACTCAAACCCTCGAAGTTCGGTTACTCACTCTCCTGTCTTGTCGGACAAGATATTGTCGATCAATTGGAGGAGGACCGAGTTGACACCCTGAAGTGGGCAGAATCTAAACTCAAGAATCCTAAGCGCAGTGTCTGTAAGCCTGAGCCTTGGGAAGAGACAGCAGATGGTCAATATAAAATTAAATTTAGTTGGAAGGATGAAACCAAGCCTGCAATTGTCGATACTGAAGGTACTCACATCACCAATGAAAATACTCCTCTGTTCTCTGGCAGTCAGGTAAAGGTAGCTTTCTATCAGAAGCCCTACATCCTCAAGGACGGTGTCACCTATGGCACGACCCTTAAGCTAGTCGGAGCACAGATTGTGTCCCTTAACAGCGAAGCTGGAGTGGATACAGGAGACTTGTCCGCAGAAGATGTATCTGCACTGTTTGGTAAAACGAAAGGCTTTAAAGCAAGTGAGCCTAACGTTGCACCTCCTGCAGAAGATACGTCTGAAGACGACACGGATTTCTAATGGCTTTCCGCTCCGGCCTGGAGGAAAAGGTCGCGGATCTGATGATTGAACTAGGAGTTGAGTATGAGTATGAATCTACTAAGGTTCCTTACCGAATTATGCACAATTATACTCCTGATTTTCTATTGCCGAATGGCATATATCTGGAGTGCAAAGGTTACTGGGATTCTGAAGACCGACGTAAAATTAGAAATGTTGTGGAGCAGCATCCAGAACTAGATATTCGGATGGTGTTTCAAAATCCATATAATAGAATTAGTAAGAAATCAAAAACTACATACGCTGAATACTGTGACAAACTCGGTATACGGTGGACAAGTTTCACAAACATCCCCATTAAATGGTTCCTCTGAGTTTGTGATGCACATTCCCTGCAATGAGTGCGGCTCATCTGATGGCAATAGCCTTTATACAGATGGTCATACTCATTGTTTTGTTTGTCACCACCACACGGGAACTAATGGGGAACTAGATCACTCAAACATAATGACACAATCAGCACAACTTAAGGGCTCAGCGGTATCGCTGCAGAAACGAAAGTTGTCTGAGAAGACATGCCAACAGTACAAGATCTTCAAGGATGGAGTCACACTAAGATTCCATTACTTCACTGAAGACGGAATACTAAAAGGTGCAAAGCTAAAAACAAAAGACAAAACATTCACCTATGAAGGCGAAACACCTGGCACATTTTTCGGACAAAATTTATTCCCATCAACTGGAAAGCGAGTTGTTATCACTGAAGGCGAACTGGATGCAGCGAGCTGTAGTCAAGCCATGCCAGGTTGGCCCATGGTTTCACTACCAAGCGGTGCAGCGGCAGCCAAGAAATCGGTGCAACGAAATCTTCAATGGCTACAGGGCTATGAAACGATTGTCCTGTTCTTCGATAACGACGAGGCAGGCCGTAAGGCAACGGAGGAGGCGTGCAGCGTCTTGCCACCGGGCAAGTGCAAGATTGCATCACTCTCGGATGATTATAAAGACGCATCAGACGCCCTCATTGCAAATGACTCTGAAGCTATTCGCCGCGCTATCTGGGATGCCAAAGATTATCGCCCGGATGGCATCGTCTCAGGTAAGGACCTCTTTGACCTTGTAACTACACCATCACCACCATCTGACCATGATTACCCTTGGAAAGGACTCCAGTCCAAGCTACACGGGATCCGGTATGGAGAGCTTATATCGCTCACTAGCGGATCTGGAATCGGGAAGTCGTCCGTCTGTAGGGCACTGGCAACTCATCTTCTACAAAAAGGAGAACGGGTTGGTTACTTGGCTCTTGAAGAATCAAACAGACGTACAGCTTTAGGGCTTATGTCCGACGCTGTAGGTAAATCACTACATCTCGGAGAGCATACACATGAAGAACTTGAGGCAGCCTTTAAGTCCACAATGGCAGGCTGGAATCTTTATCTTTACGATGGCTTTGGTTCTTTCGATCCTGACGTACTTTATAACCGGATCGAATATCTAGCCCAAGGATTAGACGTAAAGGTTATCTTCCTTGACCACCTATCCATTCTATTGAGTGGACTAGATGGAGACGAACGTCGCATGATCGACGTAACTATGACTCGCTTGCGATCGCTTGTCGAGCGTACAGGAATTGCAATGTTCCTGGTATCACATTTGAAAAGAACATCTGGAGATCAGAATCATGAGGAGGGAGCAAGAGTTACTCTCGGTCAGTTGCGTGGCAGCGCAGCAATTGCACAACTCTCTGACGGCGTTATCGCCCTTGAGCGGGATCAGCAATCAGAGCGTGGATCTAGCAAAACGACTGTCAGAGTCCTTAAGAACAGATATTCGGGAGAAGTTGGCGTAGCTAGCACCCTGGAATATGACCTGTCCACTTGTAAATTTATAGAACATGAAAACCCGAGAGACTTCGATCCAACAACAGATTTTTAAAGCTGAACAAGAGGCTTATCTGAAGAAACCTAAGCCGCCTACACCTGACATGGTGGAGAAGGCACAGTTTGTTGACAAGACGTACGTTTGGAAGGGCAATTGAACCTAATTTTTGACATTGAAACTGACGGATTTGTAAATGGTTGCACCAAAGTCCACTGTATTGGTATCCATGATCTTGACGATGGTAAATCGTATGTCTTCAATGACGAGGGAGATCAAGAGCCGATTACAAGAGGAGTACAAATGCTGATGGATGCAGATAGCATCATCGGCCACAACATTATTAACTTTGACTGTGCTGTATTGCGTAAGTTGTATGCATGGTGGAAAGCACCATCACTACAGCTAGACACTTTACTGCTCAGTCGTTTATATCATCCAGACATTCTAAGTTTGGATCACAGAAAGAAGTGGAAGAACATGCCACTTCAGTTATATGGAAGACACAGCCTTGAATCATACGGTTACCGCTTAGGTGAGTACAAAGGCGAGTTCGGCAAGACTGCGGACTGGAAGGTGTGGAGCCAAGAACTACAGGACTATATGGTCCAAGACGTAAACGTAACCACCAAATTATGGAAGCATTTCCAGCCATACCTGAGTGGATCTCGTTAGAGCACCAGGTCGCACAAATACTACAAACACAGGAGGAACATGGATGGCGCTTTAATGAAAGAGCTGCATGGGAGCTTGCATCGTCTCTCCAAAAAGAGTTGGAAGAGACTGTTGAAGTACTACGAGACAGGCATCCTCAAGTCAAAGCATCGGAATTCACTCCTAAAAGAAATAACAAAACACAAGGCTACGTGGCTGGAGCACCATTCACAAAGCTAAAGGAGTTCAACCCTACAAGTAGGGATCATATTGCTTGGATACTCAAGACACATTACAAATGGAAACCCAAACTACTAACAGCAACACAGAAGCCGATAATCGACGAGCCCGTTCTCAAGGAGATAGGGACAGAGTTTGCGCTTTTATGCTACAAGATTCTCGATTTGACAAAGAAGCTTGGGATGCTTGCCGAAGGGCAGAACGCATGGCTGAAGCTTGTTACGAGTCATGAGAGGATTCACCATCACTGTAGTGTTACAACTTCTACTTTTAGGTGCAGTCACCGTAACCCTAATTTGGCCCAGGTTAGCTCTGATCTGACTTTCAGAAAGTTATTCATTGCTACACCTGGACAAGTAATGGTCGGTGCAGATTTATCTGGCATCGAACTTAGAATGTTAGCCCACTACTTGAGTCGCTGGGATTCCTACTATCAGGATACATTGCTCAATGGAGATATCCATCAGGTCAATGCTGATAAGATTGGAATCTCAAGGCGTCAAGTGAAGACCGTTCAATACGCGATGCTCTATGGAGCGGGAGATGAGAAAATTGGAGCAACATTTGATGAAAGCCTTCCCACGAACAAGAAAAAGGCGAAAGGTAAGGAGATTCGGGAGGCATTTATTGAAGCCATTCCGGGCTATGGTCAACTTCTTGAAGCTGTTAAAAAGAAAGCGGAGGAAGGATTCATACGGGCGATCGATGGTCGGAAAGTTCCGGTAGATAAACCGTTCAAGGCCCTTAACTACCTTTTGCAGTCATCAGCCGCCGTTATCGCAAAGCGGTGGATGGTAATCAATCAACAACACATACAAGAGCTAGGCATATGTGCCGCACAGCTCGCATTTATACATGACGAAATACAATACGAATGCGCCCCAGAATGCGCCAAGGACTTATCAACATCCTTGGTACTTAGCGCTGCGGAAGCTGGAGAATACTATCGAGTCCGCTGCCCTATCGGTGCAGAAGCGAAAACAGGAGCTAATTGGGCGGAGGTCCACTGATGAAACTACTCATTGATGCTGACTACATTGTCTATAAGTGCTGTGCAGCAGCTGAGACAGAAGTAGATTGGGGAGACGATGTAATTGTTGTCACCAGTAAATTCAGCGAAGCATTAGCTGCTGTCAAAAGAGATCTAACCAAGATACAACAGTCATTCCTTTGGGATAAGACAGAGTTTATATTGTTCTTTAGTGACTCTAAGAATTTCCGGAAAGAAATTTATGAGGAATATAAAGGCCACCGAAATCGTAAGAAGCCGTGTGGATATAAACGTGTCATCAAGGAATTGGCTAACCAATACGAAGTAATCAAGATGCCAACGTTGGAAGCTGATGATGCCATGGGTATCTACGCTACTCAACATCCAGGGAATGTTATTGTTTCACCTGACAAGGATATGAAACAGATTCCCGGCAGTCTCTATAACCTTACTGAGACGCTCCAGATTGACCCACAACAGGGCTTGGAGTGGCATTACCTACAAACCCTCGCAGGCGACCAAACAGATGGTTACAGCGGCGTTCCCGGAGTGGGACTAAAACGTGCTGCAGACCTATTTGAAAAGAACGGCTACACCTGGCAAACAATTGTAGACGCCTTTGCTGAGAAGAATCTTGGTGAGGATGTAGCTCTTATGAATGCACGCCTCGCAAAGATCCTTACTAAAGACGAATATGACTTCACCACACAGCGACCCATCTTATGGAATCCCGCCACCGCCAGTAGTTGAACTAACGCTGGAACAAGATCTGAAACTCCGTAGGATGGATGATCTTTTACCACGAGCAAGTAAAGAAGATATCATCACACTATTAATGGCGCTGCAAAGACAGAACTTTGCCTTGTGCAACACCGTATCTAATCTAGTAAAACAATGGCCGATTCACCCACCTACTACACCCGAGGCGACATTGAAC